GACGGCATACGAGATACATCGGTGACTGGAGTTCAGACGTGTGCTCTTCCGATCTGCAACAACCCTCTAATGTTAACGGGGCATGGGCTGCAGGCGTATAACACCGCGTTTTATGTCCATAGATACGTTTTTGAATCAACGCTACAATTAGGCCATTCTGATATTTTCACGCCTTCGGATGATGTAGCATTTAGAGATATAGATTTGACCATGGGCCTAGATGTTGGCACAGAAACTTTTAACACTATGATTAATCTGGACGATTATCCTTTATGAAATTAAAAATTAATAACGTTCCCGGCTACTCTGGAATTGTTAGCGTTGAGGTCGATGAGCTGGGGACGCCTAAAAGCCGTTTTTGGCGTAGGCGGCTTAAAGACTCAGAAGTTGATAATTGCGTGGAGATAGTGAAGCCCACCAAAACCAAAAAAAAGGAGCCTAAAACATGACTACAGTGAATCAGCCAAAAGTCACCACAAGCATTATTGCCGCCACTACGACAGTTGGTAACACGGGGCAAAAAATCCTGTTTGTGGGCCAGAATTCAGGAGGTACGGCGACCGCTGGGGCGTTAGTTGAAAGTATTTCAAACGGAGGGGCTGAAGATGGTCTTTTCGGCGCAACCTCAATGTTAGCTACTTTAATTAGGGCTAATAAATCGCGTAACCAGCAGGTACGGGTTGACGCTATCGGGCTAGATGATAACGGTGGTGGATCGGCTGCTTCTGGTGTCTTTACGATAACAGGAACGGCGACGGCGGCGGGTGAATTATTTTTTACGTCTGGCTCAGATCGAAACCACAAGCATTCCGTGGGCGTGGCGGTTGGCGATACTCCGACGGTTATTGGTGACGCCTTGGACGCTGCTATTTTGGCGGATACAAAATCACCCGTGACTTCTGCAAACGTCGCTGGAGTTGTTACAGTTACAGCCGTCAATGCTGGCACTTATGGGAACTCAATCCCACTTGCTCTGTCGGGCGAGGCTGAAGGCGTGACCGTTGCTATTACAGGCATGGCTGGCGGAGCTACTGACCCAATCCTAACCAGTGTTTTTGACGTTGTAGGGACTAACAGATATCAGGCTGTTGTGTGGCCTTATCCGTCGGATACCGCAGAGCTTCGATCATTCCTAGACCCAAGATTTAACGCTGATGGCGCGGTTTTAGATGGCGTTGGCTTTACTGCGATTAATGACACTTTTGCAAATTTGGTTTCACTGGGGGACGGGCTTAATAGCCAATCTTTGCTAATTTTTGGCGGTAGTCAGGAGTCAGACGACACTCTGAAAGGTGGCGAAATCATAGAAATTCCTATGGTAAAAGCGGCTCATTTCGCAGGCTTTAGAGGGCTAAGGCTTGATGGTAGCGGGTTTAGTATTTCAGACTTGGTTATCTCAGCCAACGGTCCTCTGGATGCTTTCGGTGGTCCTGCCTTGGCCTCTAAGCCTTATTTCAACACGCCTTTTGCAGATCTAACTACGATACTGCCTGGACGCGGCTTTGATTCTTCAGAGATTGAATCTCTTAAAAATGCGGGGGTATCAATTTTAGGCAATAACCTTGGTGGAACTGGGATCATTGCAGGCGAGATTGTGACGACATACAAAACGGATGCGGCCTCGAATCCCGACCCTTCTTTCACTTTTTTGAATTACGTGGATACAGCGAGCCAGGCGCGGGAATATTTTTCAAATAATTACCGCGCTAGATTTTCACAATCCAGGTTGACCGAGGGCGATTTAGTAAAAGGGCGCGACGTTGCAAACGCGGTATTAATGCGATCATTTACAAGGCGGCTTTTCCAGGATTTGACTGGCGCTGACTTCATGCTACTAGAGAGCGGAGAGAAAGCCTTAAAGTTTTTTGATTCCAATCTGGTGATTGCTGTCGATAAAGTGACAGGCAGAGTCACTAATCAGATGATAACGCCAATCGTGACCCAGACAAGAGAAGTAGTAACCCCAATGAAAATTGCTTTCAGCACTAACGAATAGGAGCTTATAAAATGGCGTCTCAATTAAATGATATTACTTTGATAGTGAATAACGTGGTTATTGCTTACACCGCCGACTCACTAAAATGGCGTGACGGGCTAGGCACTTACAGCGTAAGAAATGCTGTAACAGGCGGAGGCTCTACAGAGCAAATTTTCAGCAAGGATCTAGCCTCTAAATTTGGTGGCGTAGATTTTTCCATGCCTACGACAGAGGAAAACGAAGCAAGTAAAAGAGCCTGGAAGCTGAACGATAATAACAACGTTTTGGAGCTTGTAGGGCCGGCTGGGAGCACGTTCACCAAGATCTTTACTCAAGCCTCTATCCTTGACGATCCAGAATCTAACGCGGCCACAGACGGGGATATCGGTATAAACTTTAACTCTAATCCAGCACAATAAACTTAACAGCAGGGTCGAAAAATGAACGAATACAATTACGAATTAAAAAAGCCTTTTAGTTACGCTAACAAAGGCGACCAGGTGGATGCTTGTTTTATTACTTTATTCCCACCATCTTTTAAGCATATAGATAAAGTAGCCCCAATTAAGCAGGCGTTCACTGCCGCTCTTAAAGATACCGTGACCGACTCCTCAGCAGATCGTAAAGAAGAGCCCCAAAAAGAAGAGAGCGACGACGGCGAATCTCTGACAGCCTCCCAGGCAATACAGATTTTATATGGCGCTAAGGCCGATATCACGAAGGTTTTTCTTCATGCCCAAGAGCTTTTCAAGTTTGGTGCGGCGCTTGTCGATGGTGAGTCTAAATTAACTATCCCTCTCATGGAAAAAATGGACCTATCAGACTTTGAGGGTCTGCTAGGGGCATATCTTGCAAATTTTATAGTACCATCCCTTATGGATGGGGAAGAGAGCAGCACAGGCTAGAGATGTGCAAGGTGTGCGCCTTCTTCGAAGGTGGGATAACTTATAGTGAATTAGTAGACATGCCAATCGGCGAATTTAACGAGGTTGTTAAGTGCGCCAACGAGATACAGAGGCTGCGAGATATTGAGATGAATAAAAAATGACGAACAAAGTAAGTTATATAATTCAATTCAAGGACAAATTCAGCCGCACCGCTGACAACGTTAATCGAAAACTCAAAAAAATAGACGAAAGAGCGACGGCATCAGGCCGTAAAATTGGGTGGCTTGCTACTGAATACAAAATGCTTGCTGCAACGGCTAAAATTTCTCTTTCTAAAATTTCCGCCTCGATCCGAAAAGTTAGTTTTGATTCTATAGGCCGCAGTGCTGACATGGCCAAGGCTAGAATTAAGGGGATGCAGCAACAAGCTAAAAAAACCGGAAAAGTTGGGCTTGGTGCCGGAACTGTTGCCAGCGCGGCGGTTACATTGCCAACAATTCTAATAGGGAAGTCTTTAGTTGATGCCTCTAGTGATGCGACAGAAAACGCTAACAAATTTAATACCGTTTTTGAGAGCATTAAAACGGGGGCAAATTCGGTTGCTGACTCTTTCGCTAAATCCTATGGGGTCGCGGCCTCTACCTCAAGGGAGCTTATAGGCTCCACGGGCGACCTTTTGGTTGGTCTTGGGATTACTGAAAAGGGCGCTCTTAAGATGTCGAAAAGCGTTGTTGAGCTTGCGGCCGACCTTGCATCGTTTCAGAATCTTGAGGGCGGAGCGGCGGACGCGGCGGATAGACTTACAAAAGGTCTTACTGGCGAGACCGAGAGCCTAAAAGCTATGGGTATAATTATCCGGCAGGATACCAAAGCTTTTAAGGATCTAGTCAAGTTTACAATGAGATCCGAAAGGATCACGCTCCAGGCCGCAAAAGCGAAAGTGATCCTTGCAGAGGCCGCAAAACAAAGTGGAAAGGCCCTGGGAGACGTTAGAAGAACCTGGGGCGATTATGCAAATGCAGCAAGAAGAGCCACAGAAAAAAACATCGCTCTAAAAGAAACCTACGGAAAGCACCTTATCCCACTTGCTGAAAAGCTTATTGAAATTTACGAAGAGCTTGCAGACTGGCTTATTTCATTGTCCCCCGCAACCCAAAGATTTGCGCTAGCCTTGGCCGGGGTTGTGGCCATAGGTGGGCCGCTGTTATTGATTGCTAGCGGGTTAATTTTTGCCTTTGGGCTTATGTCTGCAACTATGGTAATTGTGTCTGCTTCGATTGCTGGGCTGGCCGTGGCTGGGGCTTTGCTTATTGCAAATTGGGGGGTTGTTACTCAATTCTTTAAAGATAGTATGAATATTTTGGCCGCATCAACAATAGTGGCGGTGGTAGGTATTATTTTGATGTGGCGCAAATTTAAGGGTTGGGTACTAGAGATATTTGACGAAATAGGAAATTCTTTCACAGCGCTGTGGGAGGGTCGCTTTATAGACTCTATTAAAAGCGCTGTAAACGTAGGGGTCAAACTTCTAAATGGTTTATTATTGCCGGTTTCCGCAATTTCCAACGCTATTGGATTTGGTCAGTTAAAAATACCAGAATTTGAGACGGGAGGGCCGGCCCTAACCGCGCCCGTAGGGGCTGGAAATGGCACTGTTAATGGTCAAATAACGGTGGCAGCGGCCCCAGGTTCAGAAGTTAAATCAACCAAGCTAACAAATAAAAGCAGCGGACTTAATCTAGGCTTGAATATGAGGGCCTTATAATGGCTGACGAAAGCAAAATATTAAACGGCTTTTATAAAACAATTCCTATCGCCATAAGAGCCAGTAGCCTTACGGGCGGGCGGAAGGTTTCTGTTAAGCAATTCCCAGGCCGTGATACTCAATCTACTGAAGATCTAGGGTTAATGCCGAGGAAGTACTCCCTCGAAATCATAGTTAGGGACACTGCAAACTCTGAATATTTCAGCTATAGAGACTCACTAATAAGTGTTCTTGAGCAAAAGGGCGCGGGCGAGTTAATACACCCGTTATACGGAAGGATTGATAGCGTAATAGCTGTTAGCTATAGCTTGAGCGAAAATTTCAATTCCTTTGGTGATACGGTTTTAAGTGTTTCTTTCGAAGTCGATAACAGTACAGGGATACCCCAGGGAACCGATAACGTAGGGCCTCAATTATCAATCGCTAACAACGCTATACAGGCGGCAGTTAATACAGATATAGCCGACAGGTTTAAGGTTAGTAACGAGCTTGTGGGAAATTTTAAGGCCGGGGTAGATAAGGTTCAGGCGGTAATTAAAACAGCCAAAGATTCGACGGCATTTATCGGAGAAGCGGCGCAAACGTTAAACTCATTCAGCGCTGAAATAGGCCAGTTATCGGCAGACGTTAATAGCCTAGTATCCGACCCTTTAGCCCTTGCTGACTCAATGACGGGGTTATTTGAAAGCGTTAACGGGCTTTATGCTTCAGCTAGCGCGACTTTTGATACATTTATAGGGTTTTTTGGCTTCGGTGATTCTGACCCAGAAATAAAACAAGATACTGCCGCGAGGAT